ACTTTGCCTCTTTTAATAAGAATTGGTCTGCTGCCGATTCATGTACTTCCTTCAATTCACCATCTAATAATACTGCACCTTCTTTTAAGAAATCCAAATGCCCACTCCAATTAGATACAATTACAGGTTTACCTGTTAAACTAAATTCTAATAGAGGTCTGCCAAATCCTTCACCTTTTGTAAAGTTTAACATTGCTTTTACTTTTGGATGCTCGTATAATCCATTCATTTGAGATGGGGTTAAATCGCCATGTAAAAGATAAACTGGAACTGATTTATAATCTTTTCCTAATACTTCTCTAATTTTTTTAATGGTATTTTCTCTGTCAATCACACTAAATCCAGCGAATGATGTTTTGAGAACCAATGCGGGTTTAACCTTTTCATTTTTGAATGCCATTGCGAATGTTTTAATCATCATTCCCACATTCTTTCTATCTTCGCCTAAATCGCCCCTTAACCAATGTCCTACGAATAAGAATGCAAACTCTTCTTTGATTGCGTCTAATTCAGTTACGTACTCAAAATCGTCTGTTCCGAAATCCGTTTCATCAAATCCTTCAAAAAGAATTTCAACTGGTTTTTGAATCCGATGTTGCGCTATTAATTGTTTTGTATTATTATCAGCCTCATTATAAACCGTATCTACTAAACTCTTTTTTGAATGTTCTGATGGTACTATAATTAAATCCATTCTATTACAACCATGTACCCAATCTAATGGAGAATGTGTTGTTTCAATTGCCGCAGTAATTCCAATGTTATAGTTTCCTAATGGTTGAAATTCATTTGGTACGGTTACCTGTATATACACATCCGGTTTATCTGTAATTTGGGGTACTATACTATCTACTACCCACTTATGAAATGGGTTATCATAGTTAAGAGCATCCATTGGAGTTTGCCCCCAACGAGTACTAATAACTTTAATTTCAAATTTATCTAACTTATATAATGAATGCAACAAATCTCTAGCGTGGTCACCGTATCCACTTCTCGTTGCTATTGGTGCTTGAAATACTAATGTTGGTTTCATATTATAACTCTATTAATTTATATTTTTGACGTGGTTTCCAATTCTCAAATGCCGTTTCCATACCATCAACTAACGCATCGCACATTGCTTCTTTACTTAACTTACCTTCTCCTAAAAAGAACTTTCTACCTTTTAATCCGGCTGCTTTTCTTTCTTCTCTACCAATCCTATACCAATCCATAATTAAAGGTGCAATATCTTCAAAATCAACTCTATCATCAAAGATGTATGGAGTAGGAACTGAACCCGTTGTTGATCTTACCGGCCAAATTGGTTTAACCCAATCCCCCCAAACTACACCTGCTTTTCTGTGTTTACTATGCAATGAACCAATCTCTACATAATCATCGGCGGTTAATAGTTTTCCCGTTCCTCTTTCTCTAAACCCACATTGGTCTTGTAACCCACCTGTTACCGTTAATATAATCGGAGTCCCTGCCATTACCGATTCTGCAGTTGTTAATCCGAATCCTTCATTTGATGCAACATTGATTGTAACATCTGCTATATTATATAAGTAATTCAATTCCGTCTCTGTGTAGCGGTTTGATGAAAATAGTATATTCGCATCTGGCATCAAATCTCTAGCCACTGCAAGTAAATCAGTACCATGTTCTTCAACAGGATTGGTATGCATCAACATACATACTGAATCTCTTCTATCCTCCGGTAGTGCCTTTCTAAACTCTTCAAATGCTAACATAGCATCAATCGGTTGTTTTCTACGGATGTTCCTATTACTCCAATATAAAACAAATTCGTATTCTTTATCGCCAAAAATAGATTGTTTAAATTCAGTAGGCACATCTACCGGCTTATACAATTCGGAATTAATACCATGTGGAACATAACTTACTTGCCAATCTTTGGCAGTTTCCCAATATGCCTCTTTATCCCACCCATAAACTCTTTTAGTAATACCATAAGTTTGTTTAGATATACAGCCAATCCAATCACAACTTTCGTAATAATTTCTATTGTATTTTGGATCCGGTAAATCATCCCAAATATGATAAAAGAAAATTGGCACTGATTGACGTATTTCGTGCTCCATATCATATAACCAAATCCAATATCTCGGATCAGTAAAGTGGAGAATTGCATCTGGCTTTTCAACCATCAACAATTGCCGAATAATTTCAGGATTACCATACCCATCAAATGGATAAATTTTAACCAATGCATCCTTTACACCGGTTTGTTCTCTAACACTATCATTTAGGTCTAATACTTTACCCGCTTCGGGATGTTTAATTGCCGCACCTAATTGAACCCAATCGTACTTATCCAATGTACCTAATACTAATTGTTTGGAAACATTGGCTATACCACTTGCCATTCTCAAATCATCAGATAATAAGAGAATCTTCTTTTTTGCCATAACTGTTTAATTAATTTTTAAAATTGCGAACCACTGATCTGTAAATTGGTGTATTCGTTTAATTGTTTTCTAAATTGTTCATTTGTAGTGTATAGGTCTAAAGTTCTATTTACGAGTTTTTGAAAGTTAATGCCACCTTTGATGGTAGCTATTTTAAAATCCTCATCATATAACTTTTTAATAACCTTTACAGTAGTTAGTTTTAAGTCTATCATAGTTAATAATTTGTGTATATACATATATATACAAAAAATTATTTTCCATCACAATGTGTTCCATAAAATTCACACCACCCACATAACTTTGATGGTTGTTTTTGAAACTCAATATCAATTCTATATGCGCCATTTTCATCAAAAACATTATCTACGAATTCTATAAATGAATTCCATGCTTTATTTATAGATGGCTTTCCACTCGCTGGCACATGCCTACTAATACGTGGTACTGTAAAATCTAAACTTTCTGAAATCTTTCTTTTTAGGATGATAAACTCAACATCAATCATATCAATAGAAACTCCTATCATTTCGGAATAAAGTTTTTTATACAAAAGTAATTGTGCGTTCTTAACAGGATCGGATTTTTGATATTTACTCCACCCCTTTGTTGCAGTTTTAAAATCTATAATTTTATATCTACCATTGGAATTGTTCCGTATTACTAAATCTAAAAATCCTAAAAAGTTTATATTCTCTTTGATTTTAGCATTTATCGGTTGTTCTATTGAAACCAACTCATCATCTTTTAGAGAAAAGAATTTATTAAAGTTAGCCCGTTTTTGGAAATAATCTAATATGATATTACCATCGTTTAGAAATTCTACCAATTCATCTTTTGAACAAATTGGTAGCTCTCCGTTATTGGATTCTTTTAAGTAAAGAGTCCTCATTTTTTGCTTCAACATCTCATTTAGATTCATCATCTTATCAGCTTGTGATTTTGAGATACGAAGACATTTTTCTAAATATTCCTGCAAAGTTTCATGCATCGCTGTCCCAAATACCAAATGTATGTTGGAAGTGCTTTCAGATAATTTATCTATATATTGTAATTTATAGTGTTGTGGGCAACTGCTCCACATACTATATTGGGAAAAAGATACTCTAGCCATATATTAAATATACGAAAAATAAGTGAGACTACCAAATTATATTTTAAGTTTTAATTTAGTAATTTCTTTTTTTGCAATCGCGTATTTTTCACATATGTATTTTATATTTTCTCTACCTTCTCTCGTAGAGTACAATATATCAATATATTCATTAGCGTGTAATTCTCTACATTCAAATTCCTTTTGTACCAATTCTACTAAAAACTGTTCGTACTTAGCTTCACCCTTTCCTTTTATATATTTCAAATAATACTTTCCTTTTGGAATAATATTAATGTATAATTTATACATTTCTTTAGGTTGCAACGTCTGTGATAGTGGTAATATAGTTGCAATTAATTCAACCCACTCTGGTTTCATTGAAAGAAAACGATTTATCATAAAATTACTCCATGTCTTAATATCATCTTCTTCCAACTTATCAAAGTACTTTGGATCTTGCTCCGTTGTAATTGCGTTAATATGATCGAATAACTTCTTACTCATAACTACGCAACTACTTTCTTATCCCTTAATTCGTCTGGTAATAATTCTTGTAAAGGTTTGCCACACGTTGCACATAGATATATCTCAATCGGCATTACCGATTCTTTATCACCACCTGTAATTAGGCGTGAAATCTTTTTAAATCTATAACCTGTGATGAATACTTTTGCCCCACACTCACATTCTATATCTCTCGCATCATTTAATGAGAAATTTACAGGTAGAGGTTGTTGTTGATTTTCCATAATTTTTATTTTATAATGTTTAATATTTGTATAACTGTGCTAGTAAATACTATTTCTTTATCTACTACTAATGCATCCTTTGATAGCCCATCTGCAATTGTTAAAATTACATTAGCAGTATTCCCACTCGCATATTCATCTACCTTATCATATAACATAGAATACATTTCAGAATAATCATTTATTCTATTATCTGCTACTGCCTGTCTAATTGCCATAAATACATTTCGTTTCTCATCCTGTGATTTTAGTAAATCAATCAATTTAGTTTGAAAATTTGATTCAACCATAATTTTATGATCCACTTTTAATTCACCTGAACTGGATTGCAATTGACAGGTATTTAAAATTCTACGAATATCTGGATAATATGAACTGATAATATCGGCTACATTTTTAACATCGTATTTAATCTTTTCATTATCCAATATTTTTATAATCTGAACTGCAACATCTTTTTTTGTTGGTGGTGTGATTGCAAATGTTTGGCATCTACTTTTTATTGGGTCAATAATCTTTTCGTGATAATTACACGTTAAGATAAATCTACAATGTTTAGAGAATGTTTCCATTAAATTACGCAAGATTGCCTGTGCGTTTGGAGTCATATAATCAAACTCATCCAATATAATGATTTTAAAACCGGCGAAACCCATTGATGATGCGAAGTTTTTTACTTTTGTTCTTACCGTATCCACATTATTTTCATCCGATGCATTGATAATCATACTGTCGCATTTAATTGTATTTACAATTAGTTTTGCTAATGTAGTTTTACCAGTACCAGCTTTACCATACAGCAATAAATGTGGAATATCGTTATTATCCAAATATTGTTGAATAGTTTCCTTAACAGTTTCATTACCAACATACTCCGATAATTTAGATGGTCTGTAACGCTCTACCCACAAAGTATGTTCTCTCTTTGCTATTTCATTTTCAAAAAAACTCATATATTTTCTTATTTACCAGTTGAACCAAACCCACCACTACTTCTTTCTGAATCAGATAATTCATCTGCCTCTACCAATTGTATGATTGGATGTGGGAGTATAATAATTTGACAAACTTTATCACCTACGTTATATGCTTTGGAATTGAATCCAGACCGTTTATTAAATGTAGCTTGAAGCTCACCCCTATATCCCGCATCGATTACTCCAACTGAATTACTTAAAACCAATTCCATATTTCGTATAGATGAGCGAGGGAAAACTAATCCCACAAACCCATCTGGTATTTCTAATGCAACCCCTAGTCCATATGTAATACTCTCCGATTCATTTGATATAATCGTAGTGGCAATTAAGTCTAAACCGGCATCACTTTCTTTTGCGTATGATGGTATTACTGCGTTTGGATGTAATTTTTTTATTTTAACTTGCACTTTGTTGTTCCTCTCTCATTTTTAATCCAACTTCTGTGATTTCTCTTGCAAATATTTTAAATTGCATCCCATCTTTAACAAATGTTAATCCCTGATCTTCAGTGGGTTTTATTTCTAATACCAATGAGCCAGGATTATCATCAGCTTGTGAGAACGCGAATACTACCGGTTCATTTTCAAAAAATTGAAAACACCATTCAGCTTGCTCAAATTCTTTTGATGGAGTAAGTTCAATTTTGTCTTTTTTTTCTAATTGTTTTTTCATAATAATTTATTTTTATTTTTACTAATATACGTATTTTTTTTTAAATAATCAAGCTAGGAATGCGATTAAAACGAAAAAAACTTTTTAGCAGTTTGTGCTTCCACCGATGCCTTTTGCCATTTTAATGCAGTGTAAAAATCATCTACTTTATTTTCCAATTCTGCCTTATAAAGCATATCTCTATCAACATATTGCTCTATATAATCCATAATCTGCTTTGGGTCATTATAATCTTTAAATGCAACTGTATCCAATCCTAATGGGTTATTTTTAAGATATACCCATTTTACTTTATCACCATCTCTAATTGGTTCGTGCTTAAATGGTGCGTTGAAGAATTTTAGTAATCGATTGTATGAAATTCCAGCTTTAACGTGAGCCGGTGTTCCCTTTTCAAAATTAGCAATTGCTAATCCACTATCCTTTCTCCAACTACCATTATCATACTTACTTAACTCTTTAATTGCTCCACCTTTTGCTATCTTATTAACAGGTAGATTAACCATATTGTTTTTGAATTCTAATAACTTCTTATCTACATAATCATTATCCTTACCCATTAGAATATCTTTCAACATACCACTCATTTGTTCCTGAAACGCTTTGGGGAATGAACTTCTAACAACATCTAATCCCTTTACATCTAACTTATCGCATGGGATTCCATTTTTCAAAATCATCCATTGAGCGTATCGCTTCTTTGCTACCCAAAATCCAGCTTTACTGATGTATTCCTTCTTAATTTCAAAACGATGCTTATCTTTTGCTATAAAGAAGAATCGTTCAGCTAATATATCATAGAATGAATTTAAGAATGTTTGAGTTTCAGTTGCTATATTATCCACTTCAACCGCCATTCTTTTTTCATCAAACTCTTTGTATTCAGGGTATCTATGTTTTACTAATGGCTCTGCCATCATATAGATTGAATCCGTATCGATATACACATTGTAATCTTCTTTTGTATCCAACTCTTTCCAATATTTGATGTTAGCCATTTCTGCAGTTTTCTTAATAACAGTTTGACCGGTAATAGTAACCGCCTCCGCGTTATCAATATCGTAAAACCTAAATGCTGGCAATCCTAACACACCATACATAGAGTTAAGAAGAATCTTTTGAACTAACTGCCTTTTGGCGTAGAACTCATATTTTTCAGTATCACCCGCTTCACCGTATTGTTTTTCTAATTTACGAAACTCAACTCTTTGTGAAAACCACGTATCCAAAATATCAGCAATTAGTCCAGGTGTATCTTGCGAATAAAGTACGCCATTTGCTGCTACACCCAAATTACCATCTTTAATAACATCCTGTAATTCACTTCTACTGTATGTATAGGTATCATCTTTACCTACTATGGTGTATTCCTTATCTTCTCCCTTAATCCAGTCCGCTGGATCCCATCCTGTGATTTTACCAATCTTTGTTTCAGGTGAGATATTAAGTGTCATAATAATCGATGGATATAGGGATGTTAAATCCAAATCATAAATCCAATCATACTTACCAACGATAGGTTCTTTTACATATGCTCCGATAAACTTCTCTTGGTTGTTATCTTTAAGAGCCTGCATTCTTTCCTTTCTATCTCTCGGTTTATTGGGTGCAACTAATCCTTTCTTTTTAAGATATGCAAGACATGCTCCTTCTAAATATTTAGATGAAAACATATAATCTTCATACGGTACATATCCAGCGTGACAGATTGCTCTACATAAATCTATGAATTGAAGTTTCTCATCCATAGATACTACCAAATCAACATCGACTATGTTATACTCAATAAATTTTTGTAAATCGTTTTCGAATAAATCATCCAAACTTCCTTCATACTCAATCTTACCTCTACCCAATTCTTTGGTAGCGATGTGATTTAATGTATAAGAACTCTCCAAACCATAGTTGTAGTTTTTGTATAGGTTTATATAATCTAATATAGATACCCCACCAAAACTCCATCTTTGTCTATATGGTGAATAAAATGTTTGCCCAATTGGTGACAATCTCTTTGCGTGACCTTCTCCACATACCCTCTTAATACGATTATATAAATACGGTATATCAAAAAAGTCAATATTCCAACCTGTTAAAATCGTTGCATCCACTGATTGGTAATATGTTAAGAATGCCATTAGCAAACTTTTCTCATTATCAAAAACATGCACATTTACTTTTCTACCTGCCTTATCAAATGATTCTTCATTTTTATTTATTTTCTTTTCCTTATCTAATACGAATACATCATATAGTTTGGTTGAACTGGCATGCGATGCAATTGCAGTTATTTCATTTTTTGCTTCTAATGTATTTGGTAATCCACTTATCATTTCAACCTCAATGTCAAAGGTCATAACAGTATGTCCTACCGATGGTATATCAGAATCGTATATATCAACTAATACACGTGTTGTTTCTGGAATATCGGATTCAAATAATTCATCTGATTCATCTTTTTCCCACTTTGCTACCTTTGTAAGTTTATCACCATACATCGAAAGGTGTTGCCCATTTGGGTCTTTTTTGTACGCGTACTTTCTATATGGAAAGGTACTATGCCCATTCTTATCATCCCAAAGGTGGATTAAATTTTTTGTTCTTTCAAAGAATATATTTTTATACATTTATGGTTTGTAAAATATGAATATTGGTTCGTATTTGTACCAGGTTCCTTCTATCTGCATACAGTTTTTTGCTTTGGATAAATCCATCCCCGTCATAGGGCTCATTGTCATCCGTAGTTTCCCTTTGTATTCCATTCCTAATTCAGTAAGTATATCTATACTATCCTGTTCTAATGTAAAAAACTTATCAGGACCCATTTTAATATCGGCTATGTTCCAACACGCATATCTATCATTCCGTAAGTACTCATATACAGTTGTTAGGGTTGGTTTTAAAAACCCATCTCTCCAACTGCTATAATTACTAAACTTTTTGAAAGATTGGCTTTCATCTGATGAATACCTCTCTCTATCGAAGTATGGCGGTGATGTGAATGCAAAATCTAATTTACCTTTATACTTTTGAAATCTAGCTTCTTCACTGATAATTTCAGAACCGGTTGTGAATATATCATAGGTATTGGAGTGTCCCCAAAAAGGATTAGAAGCTCCTGGTATTTTGTTATTAAAAAATTCTGCTAAATATTCATATCTAGTTTTACCAATTTCCTCTATATAGTTTTCTGTATTTGGATCATTTCCAATGTAATGTATATTTCTATCATCCACACTCATTGCTCCCAAAATCCTACCACCCCAACCAGCCGATGGGTCGTATATGTTGATTACATCCTGCTCTTTAATATGGTCTGTAAATCGTTTGTAAAGATACTTTGCAGTTAATGGTGGAAAATTTACCACTGCTTGTGTACCCATACCAATACGGAATGCTGCAGTTGCTTCTGGAAATATAGTTTGACCTAATGGATATACTTTTATTTGTATTGGTTGTTTTGGTATATCTGTTAAATTATCAATATTCTCACCCCAGTCTGCGGTTTTAAGCGAAGATATATTATCATACTTCAATATACCCGCTTTGTAAAGGTCTTTTACTTCCTGCGCGGTAATTGGTGGAGATGGTACTTTACTATCTGCTTGGGATAAACAAAACCCATACCCTTCTTTACTACCACCACTTGTCCATTTTTCAATCCATTCTTTACCGCTTTGTATATGAGAATTGTGAAACTCTGGATTATCCAAATGTAAAGTTTTAGAAAAACGATACATACCATCTTGCCTTGTCAATCTTCTCATTTGTTTAACAAACTCTGGAAAGTATGCATCATCTGAAAACACATCATATATAGATGGCTTTGGTTTATCGTATGCCGAACCACCAATAGCCGTCTTATACATAGCCGGAAAGAATTGATTTACAGGTGTTGCGAATTTATTAAAGTTAAAAATAACTTCATTACCCTCATCATCTTTTTCTTCAAACCTATCCACTTTATAAGTTTGTAGTTTGGAGAACTGCTCAATCATCTCGGCCTCATCCACCCCTATTCGGGGTGGTGCGCCGGTTTCATTCCATTTTCTAACTACTAATTCTCTAAAAAAAGCAACCCATTTTTCAAAATCAGGAAATGACATCTTCAATACATCTTCGTATTTAAGATTTACTTCCGGATCGTAAAACCATTCGTTTCTTTCGTAAAAGTATTTTTTTGGATAGTTAAACGCCATTATGCAGTTAATTGCACTTCTACAAGGTAATACTTTGCTGTAAAATCATCAATCTTAAATTCAGCATGCGCTAATCCAGAAGTTGATACGTTTAATACAACCGAATTTGCTTCCTTATTTGCAGAGAAAATCTCTTTTAAATACTTTGCAGAGAATGAAATGGGTTTAACTTCGGTTTTATACTCCTTATCTACTGAAAACACAATTCTGTTTGAGTTAATGTTGGAATATCCTAATACTAATTTCAATTCACCTTTATCAGTATAGACTGTAAATGTATCAACATCACTCAATGCGTTTTTTGCTTTTATAAACTTTTCAATAAACTTACCATCGAACCCAATACTTACATCAAAATCAGGCAATTGCTTCAAATCCGGAACCGATGGGATTACTGCCAAATCTGCTAATTGAAATTGTGCTTTGGTATCATCACTGTTAATGAAAATATTCACTGCTTTACCATCTACTAGTTGTGGTTCTAATTCTATATCATCACCTAACACTGATAACAATTTTGTTAAAGTTGATGTGGTATATATACCCAACTCCGGTGAAGTAAAATTGAAATTATCCAATTGAATTTCACCCAATACTGTCTTATCATCAGAGATAAAACGAGTAGTTAATTTACCATTTTCAGCTTTCCAAGAAACTGATTCTACTAATCCAGCTAAGTTATACTTTTGGATAAACCTTGTAACACGATTTTTGTTCATAATTTTTACTTTTTTTTTTGATTTCTATAAATATACTACTTTTATTTTACTTTTACAAATTTATTTGCTTTCTCCAAACCCAAACAGGTTCACAAAATATTTTATTCTTACCTTCTTCAGCTTTTAATAACGCCTCTTCGGTATATCTACCCTCATCTCCTTCTATTATTGCGCCTGCTCCAGCACTTCCAGGTCGTTTAGCCATTTCCATACCTAAACATCCCTCATAAATCGCTCCTTCTAATGTTGAAATGTAATCATTCATTGGGTTTGTTATTTCCTGATACCCTTTACCATCACCTTTGGAAGCAGCATATACATCCGCAATGTTTATTGCAAGATATCCACCATCTTTAATGGTTGGCCACACATTTTCTATGGTTTTATGTAAGAATAGTTTATTCCAAGCATCTATATTTTTATATCTAACCCAACTCTGTGTATCATCATATGAGTATCTTTCAACATTAAAATACGGTGGTGAACTGAATACAATATCAAAATGGTCTTTATACATTGTTAAGTCCGCATCCTCCGCAGGTGCTTCTATAAAGTCTGCTATCTTTTCTGTTTCAAAAAAACCGTTGTGTTTTGTGTAAAAATCAGCCTGCTCCCTATATATTGGGTGGTTTTCTTTTCTAGGGTCTATTCCTACATAATGTTTTCCTTTTTCACTAGCGAAGAATCCACATAACCTATCACCCCAACCTGCCGATATATCTAAAACATTTTCACATTCTAAATAATCATACAATGCTTTTGCAACATTTGGTTTAAATTGAGAACATATGTACTTTCGTAAGCTCAAACATACTCTTAATTCGTTTCTACTTACTGATTCAAATTTTAGAGTGTATAAACCACCCATTAAGGTTTTCATAAAATCAAAACTTTCCCAAGTTCTTTGCGGTCCGGGTGAAACCGTACCATCTACACTCCATCTATTTCTTTGTTGAAAATAATTAGATGCAGCGTTGCCAGTATTTATTCTTCGTATATACTGTTTCTTTCCTTTAAAGTCTAATGAATACTTACTATCAGTTGCTTTTCTCGGAAACCATTCACCTTCTTTTAATAATTCACGCCACCTCGTTCCCTTTAATGAAAGGTATTCACTTCTGGCATCACTTTCAGTTAAATCTGCAGTTGGTAATGGATACTCCATACAGATAGTTGCCAAACTTTCTTTTACATCGCTTATTTCGAATGTATTTTTTATATAACTCCACTCTTCCTTATCAATATGAAGATACGGTGTCATTCCTTTAAACTTATTAAAATATTCTATATACATACGGTTTCTATATTTTTATCTGCAACTAATCTTAATCTGAAAACTAATCCAGGTATTACTCCATCTTTTTTACTTGTCCAATGTATTTTAGAGTCTATTATAAATCCATTTTTTAAATAAAAAGCAACTGCCTTTGTGTTAAACTCTCTTACAGTTAGGTATAAGTTTTCGGCTCTTTCTTTTTTACAATACTTTATAAACTCATTCAATACACTTTTAGCACCATCTTTAACTGAACCGTTTGATGCAATTTGATGTAGTATAAAATCTCCACTCTTTTTATATGTGGTTGCGTTTTTTGATAATCTACCTTTACTCTTATATCTACCAAATGTAATTACAACTCCATCTTGCAGTATGATGTTTCCCTTTTCAAAATATTTTTCTAATTTAAAACCCTGCTTATATAGGTGTGGGAATATATCTGGATACAGGTCTATTATAGACATTGCATTATTGGTGGCTTCTAATATTTTGTTTGAGCCACTTTCCGCTTTTACGAAATTTAACATATTTAAAAAATTTATAAAATTAAGCATATTTAAAAAACTTATTTAGATTAAGAGTATCCTTATACAAATATAAGGAATTTAATTGAGATTTCAAAGTCTTTTTTTCACTTTCAATTAAATCAGCAGTTCTACAACCCTGCGCAAAGAATACTTTTTTTCTCCAAAGTAATTCATCACTGATTTCACCTCTAAATGCTTCTCTTAAAAGAGGTTTCATATGCCCATTTTCTTTTTGATATAATGGTGGTATATTTAGTGAATACTCTACGAATGGTCTCCAACTATACGGTGTTCTAACTTCAACAGTACCACCCCACATAATTGATTGATTTGTTGTTAAGAAATTTGTTTTATGTACATCACTTACCAACTTTCTCCGTGCTTTATCATAATCATCTGGTTTGTAATGAAATGCCTGTATGTGCCCATAACTACCCCAAATTTCATCAGAAAGATCACCACTGAATACAACCTTAAATCCTAACTCATTTATCCGTTTTCCTAATGCAATCTGTGCAATTGCCGAACCTACATTTTGCCACCTAGCTTGCTCTATAACATATAGGGTTTCATTTATCGCATCTTTAACATCATCCTCTGTTAATATTATTTCATGCAGTTTTACACCAAACTCTTTTGCTGCAATTCTGGCATATTTTATATCATCATCTTTGGTATTACCATCTCCCATTGAAACTACAAATGCCTCAATGTCCGGGTTTATTTTAGAAAGAATGTAAGTTGTGATAACACTATCGATGCCCCCGCTTAGAATGGTGCAGATTGGAACGTCAGATACCATTTTTACTCTAACGGCTTCTTCTAACATACTTCTTATATTTTTGATAATAGTTTCTCTATCATCATTAATAATTTCAGTTGGTAATTTGTAGTAAGTTTGAGTTGAATGTTCTAATGTTTTGTAATTATATTGTAGGTATGTACCAGGATAAACTACTTTAACCTGTTTCTCATATAGTTCTGATATTGGCAATCCTTTCTTTTCAGAACAAAAGAACAATTTACCGGCATTATCAATTGCATACCAAAATGGCAATTCTCCAATATAATCCCTAACTAAAAATGAAGTATCTATTCTAGTATCTATAATACAAAACGAAAACATACCATCCAATTCACCGAATGAACCAACCCCATAATCTAAATACGCGTTTAAAATTACCTCTGTATCAGATTTTGTTCTAAATGGAATTGTGATACTATCTTTTAAATTTTGAGTATAACCACTATCCCATAACTCACCATTGTAAATAATACAAACAGTATTATCAGCATTCCACATTGGTTGGTTTGCTTCCGAAGATATATCCTGAATAGATAACCGATTATGTCCGAAATAAAAATCATCTATCATTTCTACTTTTGAACAATCTCTACCTCTGTGTATTATTTTGGATATACCTTCCCCTATGGTAGTTTCATTGAAACCATTTCCACCTATTATTCCACACATATAACTATTTTACCCAATCACAAAATGCCAGTTCATACACATGCACCCTATCTATTGTTTTATCGGTTTCCATATACTTTCTAGCCGTTTCTAAAACTTCTGCACGTAATCCGTACATATCGGCTTCCATTAGTATTTCTTCAATTAGTTCTTCGTTTGACATAACCTTTATTATTATAATTTATAAAACTTCGTTAATTGCGTTTCTATATGTCATTGCTGATTGAACTCCAACAAAACGATTTACTTCAACACCATTTTTTTCGATGATTACAGTTGGTACTGATTTAACTCCGTATTTCTCTGCTATATCCGAATATTCATCAATATCAATTTCTTCAAATTTTACACCACTATACGATGGTTTAATACTCTCTATCATAGGTGCTAACATCCTACAAGGACCACACCACGTAGCACTAAATTTCTTCACTATTGTTGTCATAATTTTTATTTTTTAAATTTGTATTTTCTTTTATGTGTTTCGGATAATATGGACAATGACGGCAGCCGTTCCCACAACAGAAACCTCGTTGAATATGATGGTAAGGGGTAAATACCACCTTACCATCTTCAATGTAATATAACTCATTAGTATAATCATTATTATAATTCACAATTATTTTATTTCACACGCCCCACCAGCGCAGGCTAATTCCCCACTCAAATCGGTATTATCTTCTAATTCAATTACTTTACTCAAATCAACATCTTTCAATGCTTTCATTAGTTCTTCGTATTTTTCCTTAGTACAATCTTCAAACGGAGCCTGAATATAACTTCCACCATTATATGGTAATACCGATAATCCATTATAAAACTCCTTATTTTCCCACATCCACTCACCAACTGCATCCCATTCGTGCTCTCTTATAGAAACTGTTGCGGATACATTGTGTGTATTATTTCCAGATCTGTGTCCAGGTTTAATCCACTCCGAATGAACTTTCTTAACTCTTTCTAAAAGTTGAATAGGTGATTCCGTTCTGAATATCGCAGTATCGGGTGCTTTCTGTGGTATCCCAATAACCGCCGTATCATGTGGTCTAAAATATTCATCTTCAACCAATTCTGGATGATTTATTAATAAATGTGTATAAATTGATTCATTTTTACCAACCCTAACTCTACGAATATAGTAATCATTGTGCCACGCGTGTATTCCCGATGATGTACCTAATGTTAATGAAGTAGTTCCAGCAGGTTTTACAGTTGTAGTTCTTGCAGATACATTAATATTTAGTATCTCTGCTAATCTTTTGTTTTCTGCTTTAACAACTTTAGATGCCGCTTTCATATCCAATTTCAATACCGCACCACTTCCTATACCTGTCATAGATATACCAATTAGGGCATCCTTTTCAGTTGTTCTCTGCCAAATAGGTCTTAGGTAATGAAAATCTGTATAACCCGCCTGCAATGTTCCTACGAATGATGCGGCTTTAACTCTATCATTTAATTCTTCTTGAGTACTAACATCACTTACATTCACTTCACATAAATTACAGAATTGAAAAGGTCTTAATGCGATTTCACAACAAGGGTTAGTTCCCCAATCTTTATCATTTGATAGGTAGATGCCCGGTTCACCTGCACCACTTGCCTCAATTCTTTTCCATAAATCCATAAAATAATTTTTATCTATTTTATGTCTCATCAATACCGCAGAGTTGTTTGCTCTACCTCTTTGTGGATTATTTTCCCACCAATCCCCACTCTTACAACTAATCATATCCTCATCTGTTGCGGAGAATAATGAAATTAGGGCTGCTCTACGAATACCACCTGCCAATACCGCATCTGCAATATGACAAACCATATCATGCACTTCAATTGGTCTTAATTTATCACCATCAGTGTGTATATCTAAAATTCCTTCTAATTTGATTAAACACTCTTTTAGTGGTTGTGGTCCAGGTGCTTTACCGCCTGATGTTACTAATTTAGCTCCTTTTTGTCTGATATCTCTAAAATCAAAAACAGGCTTCGATCCACCAAAAAAGTATGCTTTAACCAATACAGATATCGCATCCGCCCATCCTTCAATTGAATCACCTATTAGAAATCTTCTTGTCTTTTCGGCGGATGGCTTTCTTATTTCAGGTAGAGCATCCACGTGATGTTTTTGTACAGAATACCCAACACCCGTTCCACCTAAAAGAAGAAACATAATTTCAGAAAATACTCTCCAATCATCAATTGGTGCGAATGCACAATTGTAAATTCTATTTGGACTTATCTCAATTGGCTTTCCTGCAAACTGCATTGAACGCATTGATGGTAAAATTTGCTTATTATAAACAAATTTGTAATTCTCTCTAATCTCTGCTTCTAAATGTGGGTACTTTTTAATATGCATATTCATATTCCTAGTAACCAACTCTTCCCAAGTTTCTCTCCTATTTAATTCAGGATTATACTTTGAGTATTTCATATAGACCGTAATGTCCGATAAAATTTTGTTTGAAATGTCCATTTTTTTTTATTTTTTTTATTTTAAAGTGTATAGATATTTTTTCAGGAAAACCTAAAAATGTACTCATAAATATCAAGTCTTTTGGTATACGTCCTTATTTTAGAAAGAAAAAATACACTTTTTTTAAAATATTTATTAACACTTTTTATTTAATTTTTATACTTATCTTTATTTTTTGGTAAATACAAATATTGGTTCAAGTTTATTACCCTTACCGGCTACGGATGATAGTATCATATATAGTATATCTGTTTTTTCAAATCCAATTTCTTCGGCAATTCTAATAGTTTCACTTTCAATTTGTTTATACTTTGGTGTATTTGCTATGTTTATTAGCATCTTACCACCCACTTTTAAACCAATATGGCAGTTTATAATAGTCTTTGTTAAAAACCCATTTATCCAATCGCTTTCGTTTGGATACTTTTTGTAAGATTGTGTAAGTTCCTCTGAATACTTTTCTGTATCAAAATATGGAGGAGATGTAAAACATAAATCCAAACTTTCACTTTCAGGTACAAATTCTTCTGAACCTAATTTATGTAAGATAATTTCTTTATTAAAAAAATTTAGTTCATCTTTTATTTGTAATAGCCCTTCATACGTCTTTGTAGATGGATCAGTACCTATGTATGTTTTACAATTACTTGCCAAAAATCCTATCAATCTTCCTCCCCATCCACAACTCATATCCCACACCGTATCTCCACCATATGTATTGTATATCCATTTGGCTACCGATGGTCTAAAATTACTAACCGATTGGTTTCCACCATATATCTTAAAGTTTTGTCGTAATCTGTTTAGTGTAAATGTACCATTCCCATGCTTAACTTGCCAATCCCACGTTTTTCTAATAATTTCTTTTAATTTTCTATCATCATTCCAATAATCAATCGGTCTCATTTTACTACTACCACACAAAACTTCTACCCAATGCGGGAAATAAGTCCAAGCTAACGATAAACAATGCATAGTTTGGTTTAATTTACCATCCCCATATATTGTGTTTTCATCAAAATTAATTAATGATTTCAATTGTGATAACTTATTATGGTTATTAACGTTATAGTGTGGAAATCCTTCTTTCCTATGATATTGGAATATCACATTTTCAGCATATACCCTATCTGTGATAGTAGTTATATCTCTGCTTATTCTGTGATACTCCAATGCCAAAGTATCATTTTCTATGAATTTACTAAAACTATCGTAATTTACCATTAACCCATATTGTCTACATATTTTTTATGTAGTAGTTTCTTTTCTAAACCTTCTCCATTTTTACTATCTCTAGTCGCACTTACCCCATCGGTAGAATTACTCGCAAAAACATCCATAATACCGTGAAATGTATCAATCTTTGCCGGAAATGTCATACCATCAGGTCCAAATCGATTCTTAACGATGTGAATACGACCCGTATTTGATAACTTATCTTTTGTCTTTCTACTAACACTCATAATGAAATCAGCAGTTTGTACTTTCTTATATGAATCACCAACTGAATCCGCTTGAATAATTTCGTGATCTATGGCGGCTCTATTTGTTTGAGTTGCAGTCCAAATTGGTATCAAAGCAGTTCCACTTAATCCCCTCAATTCTTCATAAATTCCACCCAATTCAGCGTATGCACCATCTCTACCTTTATCAGATGATTTAAGTAAATCCGCATAATCTATTATTATTAACTGTGGGTTGAACCCAGTTGCTCTTAATTTTTCAATATGAGATGATAATGTTTTTGAAGATGCGAATTGTGGAGGATAATACTTAATACGAACTCTTCCTGGAACTGCTTT